CTGCGCGCCCGGCAAGCCGAGTCCATGCAGGTGATTGAACGCCGACAACGAAGTGTTCACAGCCGATGCCCAGTTCGGCGTTGGCCCTAGCTTGCCCGTATCGGTCGGCACCGCGCCGACACGCTGGCCGAGGATCCAGCCGCCACGCCGGATCTCGATCGTCGAGCCTTGCTCCAGCGACGCTGGCACCACCCGATAGGTGGCCTGCTCGCCGTCCATCACGGCAGGGTACGCCGAGTCCCACGCAGGCGCGTCGGGAGGCGGCGACTTGCCGATGATCCGCACGCTGGCCTTGGCTGCTCGGGAGGGCGTGCGTGCGGCCCCAGACTCCGAGCGTGCCGTCACGGCGACCGCGTACGAATCACCCACGGCAGAGCGTGCCATCGGAATCACTAACGAGCGAGCGTTCGCGTCCGCGCTGCCAGACGCTTCCCAGTCCATCGCCGGCTGCTCCATACGCGCCAGCCACACATCGAAGCCCGCGGTGTTGTTGCTGTCGTTGTCGAAGAGCCAAGTGACCAGCAAGCTGGGCTGGTGCGCGCCGCCCGGCCCACGCACCACGATCTCCTCGACCTTCACATCCGACACGAGCTCGGGCACGGACTGCCGACCAAGTGCCGGCGCGTCCGCGGTCAGTTGCTCCACACCGATGTCGGGTGTCTCGTTCGGGTCTTCGACATCGTAGACCGCCTCGACATACTCCGAGAATGTCACCTCGCGCTTGAGGTCTGGAGTCAGCGAGATGCTGTCAACCTGCGCCAGCATTCCTTCGCCGTCCACATACAGCGTGTAGATGTCACCCTTCAGCGGCGTGAAGGTCGGGTTCGGCGTGTAGGCCAGAGTCTGGCCGGGGTAGTAAGTACCAGCCGCCGAGGTGATCGTGATCTCGTCAGGATTGAATCCTGTCGGCGCGTCCTGCGAACGCAGGCGCAACTTGTAAGTAGTCGCCGCCGCCAAGGTCACCACGCGGTCGAGCGTGATGCCTGCGCCCGCAGAGATCGAATCAGAGTACACGCGGCCCGAGATGCCGCGGTCGATCACATCGTGTGCGATCTGGATGACATCCAGCGGCTCAAGGCCGATCAAGTCCACGCTGCCCGTGAACTTGCCCTTGCGCCTGATCAGGTGCTCGTTGTTCAAGAGCGTCTGAGCCTGACGCGAGATCTGAGCACGACGCACGACGCCCTCTTGGAAGAACTGCCGGCGACGAATGAGCCCCGAGTCCGTGGTGCCTTGGACTGAGGGATGCTCGGCTGAGAGCATCGAGCGTTCATAGTTCAGATCGCGGTCGATGAAGCCGATCTCGATCTGGTTGAAACGCGACGACGGCGAGATGTACTCAATCTCGAAGCTGCCCTCTTCGACCTGCGAAGGCCCGACCATGTCCACGACTGGACGCGGCTTGTGCACCTTCACCTTGACCGTCTTGCCGAGACGAATCGGAACGGCACTCGCCGATTGGCACACCAGCGTGATGGCATCCCACGACGACACCGAGTCGTCGAAGGCACCGTCGAACTGGAAGCGAGGATGGCGTGCCTGAATCGTGCCGGCCATCGTCACGCCCTGAGCGAGTAGCGTCTGCGTCAGCGGCCACGGCGCAGCACCCGTGTACTCGACCGCGATGATGTGCGGTGCGATCGTCGGCTGAATGATCTTGATGATGCGGTAGCCGCCGCTCGTCGAGGTGTTGTTGATGTCCGCGTAGCCTGACACCACGGGCACACCGTATACCCCGAGGTAGTCGCCGACCTTGACCGTGCTGAGGATCGAATCCTTCGGCACATAGAAGTAGAGCGCGTTCGTCTGGTAGGTCGTGTCGAAGTCGTAGACGATGTTGCCCCAAGTCTGCGCGCTGCCCGTCAGGTAGGTCGCGTTGTAGGGTGTGGTGTACCCGCTCTGGTTGTAGATCACCTCGTCGCAGTAGTCGGCCCAGTCCTTGAACGACTGCACATCGATGTCGGTGTTGTCGAAGATGTTGCCGAGACCCCAGTCCTTGTTCAGCAACATATCGCAAGTGATCCACGCGGGATTCTGCGAGTAGATGAGATCGAAGGTCGGGAACGCAGTCGAGGTGCCGTCCCACACGGGCACCTGCCGCCCCTTCACGATGCTCGTAACATTCGGGATGTTGCCGTTGATCTCGCTCGTTGCGCGTGCACGAATCGCCAGCAGAGGCGCGGTCGGATATTGGAACGGCTCGAAGTCCAGCAGCCGCATACTTTGCCACCTCTGCTGGTCGGCCATGCGCGTGCTCGTCGAGTCCTTGAACTGACGCAGCACCTCGATCTTGTAGCGGCCCTTCTTCACCGTGCCGGTGCTATTGCTCGACTCAATCACCGAGATGGCAGAGGCAGAGGTTACGGATACGCCACTCACCGAGTTGTTGGTAAGTGTGTTGGCATTGCCAGACGAGTCCGTGGTCAGCGTTCCAGTAGATGCAAAGCGATACACCGCCACGGGGGATAGTTCGTCGTATGTCTTCGTTCGACCGTTGCCGTTGTTGAACTGATAGATGATGTCGCCTTCGGACATCACGCCCTTGTAGATCGACACATTAGATAGACGACCGTTGCCGCCCGGCCCGTTGATGCGCACCGATGCGGTGCCCAAGGTCGGCAGCGTGCAGGTCTGCGTTGTTAGCTGGTCAATGATCTTGACGCCGTCGATGTACAGGCGCACGCGACCAAGTGAGCCTTGGACATTCGCCTCGTAGGTAGCAACTGCGTGGTGCCAGTAGTAGTAGCCATTTTTGCCCGACTCATTGGGCGTTAGCTGGCTTGCTCCACCAACGGAAACTCTAGTAAGGTCTTCTGTATTGCTAGTCGCGGAAGGCTCACTCACTACTTTGAATGTTGCGTCGGGCCCAGTCTCTGTGAATGTAGTAGAGGTAGAGGCGTTGCGAATCCTCACGAACGGAACACGCCGTGACACTGTCTGGCCTGCCTGCGGCGTATAGGTCTTGGAGGTGACACCAATAGAAAAGCCGCGTGAGTTCGTGCTGTCGATTGTGAACCAATCACCCGTCTGAACGCTGCCGCTGATCACGACCCTTGCGCCCATATCTACTAGGCCTGCAAATGCAAGGCTTCTTGGGTAGAAGAAGCACTCGATCGTGAATGACTCACAAGTTCCAGCAGTTGTCCACTGAGGCCCAGTCGTTGGTACCGTTAGTCCAGTTCGCGTAAAGTATGGCTCTGGGATCGTCCAGCTAGTAGGGCCAGTGCTAACGAACGCTGCGCCTGCATTGAAGCTGGCATAGTTCTGGAGCGAGCCACGAGTATAGGTCGCAGGATCGTAGAGCGGGAAGCGGATGTCGTAGGCCACGCCGGGCGCGTAGCGTTTGTAGTAGCGGAACGGACGCAGGCGCACATAGCCGTCGAGGTCAGGGCCACCGGTCGTGATCGGCGCACCCGTTCCATCAAGCTCGATGTAGCGGATCGCAACGCCCGTCTGGATTGCCAGTTGGTTGCCGTCGTTGTCTGTGTAGCTCGCGCCCTCGGGCAGCAAGATCTTGACCACCGCACCCTCGGCCAAGTTCGACGCGCCTGCAGCGTAGCTCACGCCGAACTGAGCCCATGTGCTGTTCGCGTTCGAGCCATCAGCATCTAGCTTCGTCGGGTCGGAGTAACTGATGACCTCCAAGTCGAAGCTGTTGGTGCTCGACGAGGTCGGGCCACTCAGCAGCGTGTCCACCGACACGGTGCTCGACGCGAACTCGAAGCCCTCCACGGGAGCCTGAGTCAGCGTGCCCATTCGCACTTGAGCCTCGACATTGTCGAGCGTTGCTGCGTCCGTGTCGTTGATGAACAACTTGCCGAACGGAATAGAGTTCGCGCCCACGGTGGTGATCGGTGCCACGCTGTCGCTGGTCTGGCCTACGATCTCTTGCAGCGGCCCTTCGCCCAGACTCACCAGTGCCTGATAGTCCGCACCCAGAGCACCGTAGTCGTCCACGAACTCGTTGATGATCTGGCCGCCGACACGAATCTCACCGTAGTACAGAGGAATCGTCTCGCCTTCCACGCGTGAAGGAACGATGCCCTGATACCCGTACACAGCCGACTCGTTGTCCTCGCGCCTCTTCGGCGGCTTCGGCATCAGCGCACGCATCACCACGAACGCGATAGCGTTGATGACGAGCGCGACCTTCAGCATCGCAATCGTCGCGGCCTCAAGGCCACGCGGCACCATCACAAGAGCGATGCGGTCGCCAGATACCACCTCTTGATCCCAGTCGAGACGCTGCACGCCACGCACTGGCATCACATGGTCTTTGTGCTTCAGCCACTCATCGGGCAGAAGATCACACACCGCGGCACGGGGACGGTCGATCGTTAGTCGCTGCGCGTGACGCGCGCCCGAAAACACATTCGTGATGAGTACGACTTCGATCATCTTTCACTCCCTCAGTCGGTAGACGGCCACGATGTTCTGAGCTTGGCGTGCAGGCACGGCCACAACCCCTCGCGCTCGGTGCGCCGTCAGCAGCGTCACTGGCTCTGTATTCCACACCACAACCGACACATGGGGGGTGTCGTGTGCTGAACCGATCATCTGCAAGACCACATCCCCGACGAGCGACTTGCTGTAGCAGATCTCGTCGTTAGACAAGAGCACCCAGTCGTCACGCAGCGTATACAGGTGCGCACGCAAAGCACTCGCCTCGGGATCGGGCGCGAGCGTGACTGGGTAGTCCGTGAAGCGATGCAGGACTTCGTCGCCGTGGATGCGCCGCAGGATCTCCCACACTACGCCGAGACAGTCGATGCCCGTCTTGGGGTCGCGGCCTCCCTCCTTGTACGGTGCGCGCAACAGGTCAGCGTAAAGCGAACGCCGGCTCGTGCGTTCGTTGAATCGGTTGAGGCCAGCTCTCATGCCCGCATTCTAGCGGGCCCGTATCACCTGCGACCCTGACGCGGGATGCCCGGCCAGCCGCCGAAGCGCGCAGGATGCTGACGCTCAAGGCCTGCGGCTTCTTCTGCGTCGCCTCTTACTTCGCACGCGTCGAGAGTCTTCGGGCACGACGGGTGCGCCGTGGCGAGCGTAGTGTTGTTCAGGTCGTAGCCGCACCGCTCGTCGCCGTAACGGAAGCGGCAGTGACCTCGAATGTATCGCTGGCCGGGGATCACGGCCTGAGTCAGCGAGCGCGAGCCGATCACCCAAGTCACTCGATCCACGCTCGCTCGGCACGCCTGAATCTCACCGTCGAACCTCAGCGCGGAGTTCGGATTCGAGAGCTCCAGCGTGTGCACGAGCTTGATCACCACGGGCTGACCGACCAGCCCGTCGTAGTCCTCCAGCACCGACTTGATGAACAAGGACTCGTTGCTGATCTGCAACTGGATCTGGGGAAGATCGCCCTCTGCGTTCTGCTCGACATCGGTCTGCACGCACGGGAACGGCGTGTACTCCAGCGGCACGCCGTCGCTGCTCTGGCCGAATGTGATCGTCTGGTCGTAGTTCGTGAGACGGTAACGAGTCGGCGGTGTCGTCGGCACCTCGACTTCGTACAGCCAGATCCACGGGTACTGCTCGTTCAACTGACGGCTGCGTGCCGTCATCACATCGGTGATGGGACTGGTCATTCGGAGAGCACCTCCTCAAGCGTGCAACTCCAACGATACACACTCGGGGTCACCTGCTCGATCGCCAGCGTGTCGTTCGTGAACCGCACGGTCACGCTCGTGCCCTTTGGATTCGTCCACGAGAACGGAATCTGCACGCCGCGGTGCGAAGTGTAGAACGCCTTGAGAGTCGTGATCTCGGTGCTGGTCGCCGCGTTGTTGCCGATCGTGTAGCGCGTCCGCGTCCTCGACTGCACCAAGCCGACATAGCGGTGATGCGTGTCGAAGCGGTGATCGTTCACGAGGTACTCGCTCTCCTCTGACGAGCCCCAGTCGTAGGGCACGGTGAAGGTGCCCGAGGCTGCGTCATTCTCTGCGGCCACGGCGATCGTCGCCTGATCTTCAGGCAGCGTGTCGTAGGGTGTATCTCCTACGCCCACGGCCCACGAATCGAAGAACACATTGGCCGTGGCGACCGTGGCCGACGAGAACTGCAAGCCCTGACCAAGGCCCGAGCTCAGGCGCGTGCTCTTGCGGTCAATCACCGTGCCTGTGGACTGGATCTCGATGTCGGTGTAGAGACCAGCGGCAGCGTCCCAAGTCTGCTGCACGCCGCCGATGTACGCCTTCAAGCGCACGAATCCGTTGCGCGGAGACGGCACGACCTGAGTATCACACACGAAGCGCAGCGTGAACGGCGTGCCGAGCGTGAGGCTGATGCCAGTCTTCTGAGCGAGAAGCGACACGCCCTGATTCCCGCGGCTGCGGTAGAGGTTCAAGTTGAACGCGCCCGCTGCCGTGTAGGCCACTTGCAAGAGGTAGCACTTGGCGATCGAGTAGAGCGCAGTCGTGTAGTCACTCGACCCCGGCGTTCCGAAGAGCATGATGCCCGCCGTGCGTGCGACCGCTGGGCCGGCGTTCTCAAAGGTGATCGACACCTGACGATCTTGGAACTGGGGATCGTTGGCGATGCGCTGCGAGAAGGCGTACACCTGCTGGCTATTGCCCGCCGGCACGCCCTTGATGCGATTGTTCGCGGAGTCAAGGCGCAGCGAGTTCTCGTAGCCCTGCGACCCTGTCGAGTCATACGACAGGCGGTCACCCACCCATCCCGTCATCAGCGAGTGCATCCCCAGCGAGTGAGGCAGCACGACATAGGGATCGAAAGACCCAGACAAGTACACCTTGCCGGCACGCGGCATGAGCCGCTCCCAGTTCTCGCGCAAAGCCACATTGCCGCCGTTCGGGCGAACCTCGAACCAGTTGCACAGGTGCGACATCGAGCCGCTCGGTGTTAGGTGCGCCAAGGTAGGAGCCGTCAGGAGAAGCCCTACGCGGCCCGTAGCGGTGATCGGAGACGACGAGTCGGTGTATGTCAGCACCTGAGTCGCCGTGCCGTCAGCGGCCACCGTATAGCCCGTGAGCACGACATTCGCGCCCGAGTCCACGCAGGTGAACTTGAGGACGCGGTCTGGGTTGCTTCCGTTCGGGAACAGAGCCGATGACGAGCCCGAATCGGGTGTCACAAAGTTCGCGCTCGCCACGGCAGTCGGCGTGCCAGCCACGACCTTGATCAGCAGGTAGCGCATCTTCAGCACACCCGCGACACCCTGACCGCCGAAGAGACCGAAGAAGTACCCGTTGACCGCAGTCATCCGAGTGTCGAGTGTGCCACCGCCAGTGATCGTGCCATTGAGACGAGCGGCCAAGCCGAACACAAAGCGACCAGCCGTGGCCGTGATGACGGCAGCAGACTCACGCTCAGAGAATCGGAAGCTCGCGCGCACATCGACATCGGTCGCTTGATAGTCGCGGTACTGGTAGCCGCACAACGAGCCAGACTGCGTGGTCACGGTCGCCGCTGCCGGCCCGCCGAGCTCGTAGTTCGCCGTCGTGCCACTGCCCACCGTGCGGAAGAATCCGTTGTGCAGGTCGGCGTTCTGCGTTGCGATGACGCTGGTCGTCGTCCAGAAGGTCGTGCCGTCCACGGTCAGCGTTGCATCGAGCGGAGCGAACCTAGACCAACTCCCCAGCAGAT